AAGCCTCCTGCTAAGTTTTTGCATTCATTGCGTTTTATATTTATTTATTGATTATTTTGTAAATTATGTTATAATAATTACATAAACCTCTTTTGCGGACGAAGGAGGCGATTATATGAGTACGTACGAAGTGTTGACGTTGATATTGTTATCATCCAACCTGCTAATTTCTATTTTGCAGTTTCGTTGCGGCTCTAGCCGTTGATTTCGTCTTTTGTGCGGGTCGGAACAAATACATCAAAAACGCAAAAGAGGTTTTGTTAATGAAACGTGGGTTCAATCTGCTTTTATATATGCAGGTGTGGATTTATCACCACACATAACTAGGATTATTGCCAAACGGAACCGCTGCGCAACAGAACTACTTCATTCTCTGTGAAAAAATCACGCACCACGTCGGATTCGAACCGATGTCCTAATCTACCTGTACCGATCATAGCGTCTACATATTCCGCCACTGCATATAGAAGATATTTTAAAAATTCATAACATCTACTTCTAATCCATACTTCTTTGCCAAGTCAATCATGTGTTTTGTTCCTTTACTTTTACCGTCCCAGAATGCTATCAAAGCACCATAACATCCATCTCCGGATGCATACTTTGCCATTTCTGCATTTCTCACACAACCCGCTCGTTTTCCTAAATTATCCCAGTCCGCATAAAATCTTTTAACTGGCAATCCAACCATATCTGCATATCGCTCTCCTAATTTATCAGCTCCTCTTGCAGTCCCACTGATAATACGTACCTTACTTACATCAGTACAATCATTAATAATAATTTGCTCTTTGATACTTTCTACTGTTTTAAATAATAATTTGAAATCGTTAAAATCTCGACTGCCTGCTACTATAATTCTTAATTCATTGTATTTTCCCATATTATTTAACCTCAAATTTCACTCCAACTTTTCTCAGTTCATCAGCACCAGTTTTGAATGCCGCTTCCATTTTTTCTTTATTATCTTTATTGGAATCATATAATAGCATTAAAAAACCAAATAGAACCCATACAGCACTCATAATATCACATATGTATTCTGTTACGGTCATTGGTGTCTTATTAAATACAACTCCTTCTGGGTGCCATACTAACAAGCTTTCCGCTAAATTAAAAAGTAACCCTCCTGCAATTACCGCAATGCTGCGATATTTAATCAAAAACTTTTTAAATTTTGTCATATTTACTCCTTTACAATCATATATAGATTCTCGTCCAAATATTTTCTCAGAAGAATGTCCTCATCAAATCCTGTACCATGATAATATTCTTCTGCAATTCCGCCACCGATAGCGCACAATGTATCTGTGTCGCATGTCAGACTCAATACGTTTCTAAGGAAACTCTCATAATCTTCTGAGTCCAAGAAACATCTGATTGCTACCGGCACACTGCCTTGACAAGTTACATCCCATCTGTACCTCTCTCTTAATTCTTTTAACGATATAGATACCGGAAATCTATATTTTTCAGCGGAATATTGTCTACTTACATATTCTTCAATTTCCTTTTTAGATGCACCAGATTTAGCCATCCAACCACAAGCGGCAGTTACACCCGCGCCTTTAACGCCTTCTGGATGATTATGCGTACACTTTGCAGAGAAATCAGCTCTACTTATTACTTGTGCATGTGTTTTGGATAAATCTACGACAGGCGACACTCTCATAGCCGATCCATTACCGAAGCTGTTATATGGTTTCTTGTCCTCAAAATGTAACCATGTATGAAAACTACTACCATAACTACAATTGGGGTAATCATTGCCAAATTTATGATACGCATCTGCAAATGGAATATTATTCAATAAAGCATATTTAGTTGCCACTGTTAAAACCGTATCGTCTGTAAAGAAACAATCATCCGTAAACAAATCAATATGTTTCCAATCTAAATCTTTAGGTCTGCCAAATTCCCATCTGGAACCCGCAATATCACCTAATATTGCTCCTATAATTGCCATACTTATTCACCTACCATTACTAACTTCTCTATATAATCCCTGCCTTCGCCGCGGAAAATAGGAATGTTTTTATCTATAATCCAACGACTTCTTTTAACATCATTGTCATTACCGCCAATACGATTTAATACTTTGTTATATTCATCTGAATATTTTTCGCCAGTATTTTTATCTCCCCAATATTCTTCTTTAATGCAACAACTTCCTCTCTTCTGATATGTAGGTAAGTTATTCCAGTTAATCCCCTTCTGTGTCATAAGCATATCCTGAATATCATTACAAGATTTATTCTGTAATTCTTTGTGACTGAAATTTGCTTGTCCTACCATCTGAATACTATTACGGGTACTATCAAGCTGCCGCCAGTAGATGCAGTTCGTTACCTCTTCTTTTGGGATATTAAATACTCTGGCATCAAACATGGCTCCTTTTTTCATAGCCTTATAATAAGATTGTTCCAATTTGGAAGTTTGCGAAGGTGTGTCATAACTGGACAATAACTGGATTACTTGCTCTGAAAAGAACTCATTAAATGCCATAGTTGCCATGCTTGCAATTATTGAACATAGTTTTTGTACTTCATAATCAAAATAAGGTGAAGTATTTAATTCTTTATAATCAACAAAAACTAATGTGATTTCATCAGATTGTTGATAACTCATAACTACACCTTGCAAATTCTCACATAGATATTTTGCAGTTTCTTGCATTGATTTTATATACACTTCATCAAAAGGTCTTTTGAATCCTCTGCAAAAATTATGATGTGCCTTGCCGTCAATACGGCAGATAACTGGGCAACGTTTCATTAACTTTGTCTTTGAAATTGATTCATAGTCTTTCATTCGTTTTGCTAAATCGCTTGTATCCATAAACATCCTCCTATCATTCTGATGAAATGCAAGTTCTATTACCTTTTCGTTACTATATATGCCATTTCCATTAAACATGAATACTATATATAGTATCATTCACATACATTTCCAGCACAATATTTTCTATCCTTTAACATCATACATCGTGGAATTACATATCCATCAACTTTAGGACACAACGGATATTTCTTTTCTTCTGGTACTATAATGGAAAATAATTCATCATCATTGTCATCACTTTTCAAAATTTCTTCAATCATAGGAACTGGTAGAAAGCCATTTTTATCCCATTTCAATTTTGCTTTTGGAATTTCAATCGTACTGTTACAGATAATTTGGTTGTTTTCATCCACGCCAGTCATTCCAGTATAAATAATTCTATATGTACCATCAGTATTACGAATAAATTGAATAATATCTGGATATTTATCTTTGAAAATATTAATATCTTTCTCCATGTTCACCTCCAATACTCGTTTTTTAACCATTCACCAAATTCTTCTTTACTCATAAGTTTATCATCATTAGCACTTGAAATTACAATCTTTGCATCATCTTTCATATTCATATAAGCAAAGCATAGCCTCATATATTTTTGGTATTTATAATATGGATTAATCTTATAAAATATCTGCTTTCCCTTATACATTGCATTAACAATAACCTTTTGAAATGGAAATAATTTTATTCCATATAATTGTTCTATAAATTTTGCTGGGTTGTGATTTAAATACTCATAATACTCTTTATATTTTTCTGTGTTCATTTGTTCCTCATCTTATCTTTATAAAACAATCTTCTCAAAGTACAAATATCATTAGGAATACAATCTTTATCTTCTACATCATGTAACTTTCTAACCCATGCATAATACTCATTAGCAGTCGGTGTTGTCAGAGCGGATGTTTTTCTGATATATCCATTTCTAATTGCTTCATGAGAAATACTTCTCATAAACTTCCAGAAATTATAGTAAGTAAGCTTTAACTTCGTCATATATCCAACATTATCTTCAATAACAAAACCTTCAATTTTACGTCCGTTGTATTCATAATCTTCCTCTAAGATGTCATAATACCAATCGAAAAACTCCTGCCAGTTTGCTATTTCAAATGCCTTTTCTTTATGAGTAAGACCAAACTGATTTGAAATATCAACCATTCTCTCATATTCGTACTTGGAAAATTCCATATCATTTTTCACAATATCCAATAAGAATAATTTGCTTTCAGAATATTCAATAATGTGTGGATCATTCTTCATATCAACACATTCAAATACAAACGAAACATTATTTTCTTTTATATATTCCTTCATCTTTTCAATATTTTCAGATGATACTTTCTCATATAGCATTTCTTTAAACCACTGAGCAAATTGACTATCAATAGTTGACTTACTTGCTATAAACAAATCATCTTCATACTCGTTATAACTTACAATTCCTAAAAAGCCATTCTCTTTCACATAAACTGTTACAGGAAATTGCAGTTTATATTGCAGCATATCAAATTTTGTTTCTGGTCTTTCGTTAATATTAAAGAATTTATCATATGCCCTTGCTGCAACTTTTCCCTTCATAGTATCAAGATACAATCCTCTTGCTTTGGTAGTCTGCTCGTCCCATACCTTGTCATAGAACGCTTTGTTTGTGAAATTAAAGGATGAAATGTTACCAAACTTCTTTTCTTGAATATATCTATTAGAACGTAAAGCAATAATAGTATCTGCCACTGAACTACTTGTAACATTTTGTTCTTTCTGCATTTCCGGTGTTTTGAACACTTCATTCTTTATCTTAATTGTATGTATTCCATCCTTATCAATCTGAACACATCTTAACTCACCGCCAAACTCAACCCTACCTTCAAGATTAAATACTCTATCATTTACCTTAATTGGTACTCTCTTTGTATTTCTATGACCATGAATTTGATAGAAATTATCCGGTGTAGTATTTACAAATGTCTCTGCTATTTTCTCAAAATCGTTGTAACCTCCTACACCTCTAATCATCTGATCCGTTGCTACAAATGACAGATTCTTTGGAATTGTACTCAATCCAGCATGTGTAACAAAGTAAATATTACTGCCATATTTATAATAAGCACACTGACCAAATTTTCTATATAACTGTCTAATATCCTTTTTATCAATCTTTGCTTCTTCTAACTGTGGTTTTGTAATTAATTCAAATTCTTTTGATTTACCAGTACAATCATTTGCATATAACCACAACCATCTCTCATGATTACCTTCAAGCATAAGTACATTTTTCTTATTCATTATTGAAATAAGGAACTTTACCACGTCCGCATTTTCAAGACCTCTATCAATATAATCTCCTGTGAAGATATACATCTCGTCATCTTTTATACCACCATTATCAGACAAATATTTTTGTAATGCAGTATTACAACCATGAATATCTCCAATATGATGAATCTTCTTATACTCGGATAAATCAAATACTTTCATCCAAATAGTATTCAACTCATTAGGTTTAATTACTTTGATGCCAGATGGGATTTTCTGTGTAGCAAATCTTGAATACATCTTATCAATGGTTTCATCAGGAACTCTCTTCAGTGGTTCCCTATTTGCATTTCTTCTTTTAACTTCATCAATAGGAATATCAGTAAAATCAACACAATAAATTCTATATCTATATGTATTACACATTTCTTTATATCTGTTCATTTCAGAAGTCTTAGAATTTGTTGCATCAATTACTGTAAATTCACCTTTTTGCATTCGTACTTCTAACAGATTAAATAATGTCTTCCAAGTTACATTATCATTACTCTGGCTGATTGCTTCAGTTCCATCTACCTGCATTACTGGACTCTGACACAATAATCTGATATCATCTGCTGATAATGTATATGGTTTCAAACCATTCTGCTCTATCCATGTTGATTTTCCACAACCGGCAGATCCTCTTAATAAAAGTAAAATTCTCATATATGTATCCTTTCTTAAACAAAACTACTGTTTCGATTTCAACTCATATATTTCGTCTTCCAAACTTTCAATTTGTTTTTCTAATTCATCTATTTTATTCTCTAAATCTTCGTTCTCTGATTCTAAACTCGATATTTCATCCTCCAACTCAGATATTTTTTCACACTTCAAATCAAAATCCCACTGTAATCCTTCATATTCTTCATCTGTATGTTCAGGTATCAGTTCATCTAATTCATCAGCAAGATCCTCATTATAATTTTCTCTAATTATCTTTGAAATATCTTGCAAATCATAAACTTGTTCCCAATTATCATTTACCAAAACCAAGTATTACATCACCTCTCAATCCGGTTAAAATCTTTGTTTTTAAGTCCTATTTAATTTTTCTCTCTACAACTACAATCGTGTCATTATGCCAGCCACCATGAGGAACTAATAATATTTCCTCAATCTCAAATCCATATTTCTTACCAATCCCACCACTATTCCAACTACAAGTAATGACGATTCCATTTGGTTTAACAATCCTACCTATCTGTTCTTTCTGTTTTGACCAATAAGAAGCTTGTGTTGTTTGCATATTCACTGTTTGTCCTAAATTCTTGTAACATTCGCTTACTTGTCTTGGTGAATAAGGAGGATCGTACAGAACCGTATCAACAGAATTGTCATCAAACATTTTCAGGAAATCAGTTGCATCCATGTGATAATCTGTATCATATTCTGGATTTAAGTCGTTGGTAATTGTTGCAATTTTATTCTCATTTGCAAATGGATCTATAATCTTTCCATAAGCATATTTATGTATAATTTCTTCAATCGGTTTGATTAAAAATGTTCTACTATTTGGCATTTGCCATACTCTGTTTATTATCATTGTATTATGGAGTAAACGCTGCGTTTTCGGTATACCAAACCTCTTACTCCTTTTCTTAATATTTTTTCTCAATAATTAGGCTATCTTTCTGAACCGTTGTAATCGCATTAGACAATTCATCATCTCTTACTTCTATTTTTTGTTCAGTTTTGCCATCAGAATTGTATCTGCCTCGCATAGCAGCACCGACAGCTATATAATTATCTTTTTGCACTGTTGTTATAGTATTACAAAGTCCATCTGTCCTAAGTGTATACTCACGCATATTACATCTGCGTTCTTTAATCTTACCTGCTTCATAATCCTTGCGAATTTTCTTCGCATATTCTGTTCTTTGATATTTGAGTGCTGCCGGCAAGATATCATTTTTACCACAAGTAGATGTTACTCTACTTGTGGATTGATAAAATTTCCAGTATATTTCTCATCAGTACAAATATATGTATTATCATATTGAGCCTTATATAAATGTTCTGCCAACAACTCACAACAGTTTGTAATAATTCCATTACCGGCCTGTTTATATAGATGCGTATCAGCAACACCCAATTTAGCAGCTTTATCACAGTCTTCAAATGTAAGACCCATGAGTTTATAACATTCCCTTGGGGTCAGCTTGCGAATTCTAAAATCTTCCCTTATACAATTTTTAATAGCAGTTGTGAGCAATGCGTTGCTTAACCCATCTTTTCTTGTTTCAAACTGATCTTCTCGCTGTGTACCATGAGCATTATAGTTTCTATCTTTAGGTCTAATTTGACCAGATTCAATAATCTTTGGCGTGTTATTATGTCCTGCTGTATGTGTTTTTGCAATACCTTCTGGCGAAACAACCACTCCATCTTGTGATGAACTTATTTGTCCAACTTGAATAATCTTCGGCATACGATTACCACCACTGCAAGTGTCAATAGTTGGCGATAAACATTCACTATTATATATCCTGCCAGCTTGCGGATTAGGCTCTTTTTCTGTTCCGTAAATTTGACCTACTTGTTCTAAGACGGCAGTTCCTTCAGATTTCCTATTAGATATACCTCTGTCTTCTCTTGATGTAATACAATTTGCGTATTCAATTACTTGTGTGCCATTTACTGACTTGTCAATACCAGACACAATTTTAACAGGGTCTTTATAATCAGTTGCCCTTAATCCCTGTGATAATCCTTCTATATCGAGAACCCTTACTTTATCTTGAACATTCTTATTTGGATTTAGTGAACCAGCCACCTTTATATCCGTTCCCTTATTTTCAGAAAATAATTTGAACTTTCTTGTGGCAACTTCACTTAGATAATATTTTTCATCCACAACTTCTTCTAAAATATCTTTTAATCTTATACCAGTATCAAAAGGCTGCGGAAAAGTATATCTTTTAGTGTCTATATCTTTTCTTATGGCAATTACAAATACCCTTTCACGATTTTGGGGTACTCCACAATCCTTACCATTAATTACCGACCAATATGTATTAAAACCTAAATCATCAAACACACTAATCAAATTATTAAAATGCTCCATAAACTTCTTGCTTACAAGGTTCTTTACATTTTCTACCATAATATATTTTGGAAGTGTGTTATTGTCTTTAGCTTTCTTCAATAACTTGATATTCTCCCATAATAAACTGCTTCTTGTCCCACTATCCGGATCTAACCCCTTCATTTTTCCGGCAACGGAAATATCAGTACAAGGGAAAGAACATGTCCAAAAGTCTGCATATGGTAATTCTTCAATTCTACTAATGTCACCTAAGTTATTTGTCAGTTTACATGCTAACCAATATTTCTTCAAATCATTGGTTTTCTTTTTAACCAATTTAAACCAATCAAAGTATTTATTCTTTTCCGGTTCATATCCCAAATTAATATCTGTTAAATACTGAGCCATCTCCTCTCTTGAAGGATAATCTGTATATAATTCAACCATTTCATTGGTCATTCCACAGTGAATGGCTGCATATGACAAAACCGATTCTTTATTAATATCCGATGTGTTTAATACTTCTATATCAAATAATCTGGAATTTTGAAAACCTCGCTCCTGGCATCCTATACCTGAAAATAAAATATTTGCTGTTAATTTTATCTTTTCTCTCAATTATATTTTGGAGTAAAGACAGTCTTTAATGCCGGCCGGCAAACCTCTTACTCCTTTCATTTTTTATTTTTATACTGAATAATCAACATAATTTTTATCATTTTCAATTTTAAATTCATATGAAATGACTGCATTATAAACCTTACTTGGTATTATGTTTTTATGGTCATTGGCAACTTTAATAATTTCTTCCTTTTTTCTTTGTGTATAAGCCAAATATGCTTCATCAATCGTTTTAAAAACACCCAATCTATTTTCGTTATATTCTGCCAAATAACCATTTTTAATTTTACGAATACCGTTTGGAAGACCACGATTATTAGGCTTATTGATAAATAAGACATTTATTTTTTGAGGAATTAACAGACAATTATCAGGTGAATAAATTCTATTACCAGGAACAAGGATATCTTTATCTACTTGTAAGCGACCATCACACTCATAATAATTATCATGATACCATTGTGCGAAGTTCTGAAAATTATGCCACTCTTCACATACTTCACAATCAACATATGATTTTGTTCGATATCTACGCTTTTCACAATAACATCTCTCTATCATAGAACCCCATAAGTTATATTCCGGCGTATTCTTTTGATTAATAGACGGTTTGTATTTTCCTGTTCCGATATATCCAACTCCATTAACTGTTCTATCATAAGGATTTCTAATACATCCCATTTTAAAATTTGAATAATTTTGATGTTCCTTTATGTAATGAAAATCATCTAAAAATTCTATATCTATATTCATCGTGTTCTTATATTTAATAATTTTCATTAAAGTACCTTTGTTATTTCTTCTAATTTCTCCTAATATATTTTCACCTCTCAAGGAAACACGGATTTTAAGTCCATTTTTAGAGAAACCGCCTTGAATAAGGCTAAAAGAATTGTTATAATTAGATTCACAAGACGGTTTCCGTTTTGTTCTGATAAGCACTCTAGTTAAGTTTGCCGACCGAGCAGAGTGCTTATTTGTTTTCTACATTCTTACTATCTTCCATATACTTCATCGCCTGTAAATATGCTTCTCTCTGAATCGCAATCTGTTTGTCTTTTTCTTCCTGTTCTCTCTTAGCAGCTCTACGTTCTTTGTAATCCTGTCTCTTAGCACGTTTTCTTTCAATCCGTTCCTGTTCTGCTTTGCGATCCGCTTCTACTTTTTTAATTTCCTTCCGCTTCTTTTTCAAACGCTTTCAAAGCAGAATCAACAATCTTTACGTATTTCTTCATATGCATAAGTTCAAATGCCTTATACTCAATTCCTTCGAATGTGTATTCATTTTTATACAGATGCTTTGCAATCGCAATAAACAAGCAGTTACGAAGATTAAATGTATCTTCTTCATGACAAACCATTTTTTCTTTCTTATCATCTGCAAAAGTTACTTCTACTACTTTATTTGGAACGATGATATTGACATCCTTAATAACTTCCGACAGAATAGCCTTTACCTGTTCATTATAAAAACCAGTTTCTCTATTTACTAACATATTCCAATACATATTATCCTTCCTTTCATTCATAGAATCTGGTGTACAAGTCACGGTTTCTACATTTGCATTCAATATTCTTTCTAAAATTCTATCAAAATCATCTATCAAAACTTTACCGTTCCATCCTTTCTGCCTTAATAAACTTCTATTTCCCCGATAATGTCTATATTCACCATATGTCATTGGTTGAGGAATTTTCACATCCATTTCTCTTGCTTGTCTTAATATGTATCTTGAATCATAAGGTGTTAAAATTGGAACGCCTGTTCTTGCTGACTCCATAATCAAATCATACGTCTTTCCGCAACCTCTAGGTTTACAAATTACTTCTATATTTACCACTCTCACTTTCTTTAGTTATTCAATTAATCAGATTTTTTATCGTACATTTTGAATTATAATTTTACTAATTAATAAGAATCACGAATCCAGAACTTTACAACGAAGAATCTGAATATATCCAATTCGTCATCTTTACATACTTCTTCGAGACTTACTCGTCTCCAGCAAGCACCGTAATCATATGACTGGCTTTCCATAGCCGATACTATCTGCTCCACAGCTTCTCTTGCCCCGGTTTTGGGAAATACCTCAAACTCATACCCAAAACAATCCGGAAGTTTTCTATATCGCACTTCACTTTTTCCATCAACTTTCACTGCTAATTCCGTAGGAACCATCTGCTCCATTGCTTTCATCTTTTCAATCATTACTTATTTTCCTTTCTAAATAAAACCGATGATTCATGAAATCATCCTTCTATCAATGCTCTGAACTTATCAATTATTTTTGTATTATGTACTCTTGTCTGATTTAGCTCATCCTCTGTTGATTGCAATTTAGATTTTGCTTCATTGATTTCACTAATGGCAACATCTATCCTTTCATTCACAGTTGATAGCTGATTAATTGTAGATGTGACAACATCTAAAGCTCTATTGGATTCTGCTTTTAACGTATCTAATACTTTCTGCTTTTGCACAATAATGTCATTTGCTTTAAACATAAATTACAATGCAGCGAAGCTATTAAATTAGCGGGATTTAGGGAAATTTGGGAGAAAACACTCAGCGGCACATGAGTGTTTTTCTTATTATTTTCCTCACGTTAAAACTCAACATTTCATACTATTTTCTTTCTTCTTTTTATGCCTTTAATCTTCCATATCTCCCTTTGAGGAATATAACAGCCTCCCCAAAGGACACACGGATCAGAAATTGTAGTAAGTTTTTCCCAATTACAATCATAACACTCAATATCATTTGGTACTTCTGCTTCCCAGCAAGGGACCTTATATTTAAGATGGTTCAATGACTGATTACTTTTGTACCCATCTACGAAACACCAAATACCATACTTTAAATCATTCAAATGTTTTGTATAAAACGCCACCTTCTGTTCATGAATTTTCTGAATCTGCCATCTTATAAACTCGGGGTAGTCTTCTATATTGAATTTATCGGAAAGATGATCTGAATATGTTTTGCATGATGCGTCTGTTCCTGTGGTTTAAATGCAGCTATAGAATATCTAATTATTTTCATATCCATGCCCTTCTCTAATTCTCATAAAAACAACTAATTCAACTACTAAATAATCCTTCTACATATTTATCCATCTCGTATCCCAACTTCACGCAATTACCATGAGATATATGGTTCTTCCATGCATTATAACTTTCATAAAATTTTTCTTTAGTTAGCCTGCCAGCTTTAACCAAACTAATCATTTTCTTGAATTTCTTTTTAGCAGCTCGCTTATTATCATTCTTTAATTTACGAATAACTTTCCCGTCTTTTGACATGTATGTATGAAATCCACAAAATTTAATTCCATTCTTAAAAGGTATAATTTGCGTCTTCCCATTTAATTCAAGCCCCAATGTATGTACAAATTCATATATTGCGTTCAAACACCACTTAGCATATTCTTTACTTTGCACTATCAAATAAAAATCATCC